TGAACTCCTGGCTCACTTCAAAAAGAAAAACGAAGAAGGTTCTGAAAAAGGCGAAAAGGAGAAAGGTGACAAAGAGCGTCGCCGGGATGCCGTTAAGAAAGCACGCGTTAGACTTGAAGGTGGTAAGCGGAAGCGTGGTCATGACAAAGAAGAAGCAACTGGTGAAGGACGCTCTGAAGCATCCTGAGTTGTACTCCCCAGCTGAGCTGCAGTATTTTCAGCTTTGGCTTTCCACTAAGAAAAAACAAAAAGCAGCTAAAAAGGCAGCTGCGCTACAATAAAATCTAGGAGTTAGGTAGAACCTTGGCATCGTCGGCAACTAACAAAAGTCCTCTTATGCTGGACCGTCCAGCAACTGTATCTACATTGGTTACGGTTGCTTCAGGCCAAGCATTTTCTACCAGTCTGGTGCCGACGGCAGTTGGTAATGCCACTAAGATTTTCGATGTTGATTCGGCACTGACTGACGTTTCAATTAGCGGTGCCTATATTGATGAAATCTGGTTGCAGTATTCAAAGCGTAATACTGAGTTCATTGATGCTACAACAGCCACCACTGGTACCTATTCCGCAGACAGTACCGACGTTGTAGTTACTATTTCCGGTGGACATAACGTACAGGTGGGACAGAAGGTCTATCTTGACTTCACTTCCTACAGTTCTGGAGCCGTACCTATCGACCAGGCTGTGACGGTTACTGCTGTCACCCCGACTACATTCACCGGAACAATTCCCACCGTGTCTGGTCCCATTACCGGCAACGTCAGCTGCCGGTTGCCGATTGATGTTTGTTTCTATCTTGTCAGTAACGGAACGATCACCAATACCAACCAGTTTTTTCCTTTGTTTGTAGCCAGCATTCCGGCTACTTATGAGAACCAGTTCTACAGCCTGACCCTCAACAACGTTTTACCTTTGATCAATCACCCTGTTGTTCAAGCTGGGACGAACTTTACGAGCACCAACAGCACAACCTCTCCCAAAATGCGTGGGATGATGCTGCAGCGTGGTCAAGCACTGTACGCAGCGGTTTCTGGCGGGACCTCGTTAACCAACGGTTTCTACGTAGGTGTACAAGGCGGATACTACTAAGTCGTGAAAGACATAGATAGCTGGTCAAAAGAACAAAGCTATTTGAATTGGCAACGTGCTGTCCAGATGGCTAATCAATGGCGGCGCATGCTTGGCGTGAAAGAAGTGAGTTACCCTTACCCAGGAGATCCTACAAGCAGGCAAGCATAAAATGCCTAGGAACAAGAAAAGTTTCGGTAGTAGCTTTGATTCTCCGTCAAAAAGAAGTTTTAACGGAGCCAATTTTAGTAAATTTACGGAAGATAATCCATTTAAAAGTAACCCAGACTACACAAAAGAGAGCCAAAAGTTTCAATTTTTACCAAGCAATCCAAAGTTATTGAGCCGTATTCGGTTCTATGATTACGATTCACTTTGGACTCGTTGGCGCCGTGGATATGAGATCTATACGATCACTCAGAGTGTTTTAGGATCTTTCGCCAAGGAGCGACGGTCCCGAGGTGACTTTAGGATGTACTGCACATTCCAGCAGTTCCCTGGCGTATTCATTCCGGCTCGAGTCTTTACATTTCCATCCACTGATAAAGAAATCGGTGAGCAAATCGTTGGTATGCGCGATGCCAATGGTTTTAATTTTTACAATTTTGGATTGCCAATTCTTGCTGTCCGCTACTTAGGTGATTCTGTAACTACCTCTTACTCCCAGTCAGGAACAACTGTCACTGTAACCAAGGCTGATCATGGTCTTCTGCCAGGTGAGAATGTTTACTTAGATTTTCAGACAGGAGCATCAGTCGATGAGACTCTAACTGTAGCAAGTGTCACGCAGAATACATTTACGCTTACTGCGACAAATCCGTTCACAACAAGTGGGAATGTAATTTATTATCTTTCGACTACGTTCGACGATCCTCGATGGACTACGACTCGTGTCCGTCTACGCTCGATTCCAACACCAGTTAGGTTTTTTTCGGGTGAGCGTCTTGTTGATCGTGTAGTAGAACGTGATCCAGGCATCTTTAGTACGTACTCACGTACTGGTTCTACGGTCACAATCAATTGCACGTCTGCGCACGGGCTTTCTACTGGCAATAAAATTTTCGTTGCAGTTCTTACTGGGTTAGTTTCCGCTGGTCAATATGAAATTACGGTGACAAGCCCAACTCAATTGACATTTACTACGATTGACAGTGGTAGTACAACAGGGAACTTAATCGTCAATCGCTTAATCCCTGGATTCAGGTACGATGATTATGTTGGCTATACCGTTACAGGCGTAGATACGAATGCAAATGAAATTATCTTCCAAAGAGCTGACAGTTTTGGCACGAAAACTGTAAATAATAAGTACGTTACGACTGTTCCTGCCGAACGTGGATTTACTGTTGGTCGATTCCTAACGACTGATTTGCGCTGGCAATGCTCTTGTCAAGATTTCATGCGGCGGGACAGTTACGATCTTTACAGCGACAAAACCTCTCAGCGATTCCCTGTTACTGCGATCACCTCGACAAAACCTGGTGAGACACAGAATGCAGATAATTCAATCGATGATAGGCGTGATAGCCCTGGCGTATTTTCAGACTTAGGCTACTCTGTTACGAACAACTTTTACCAGTTACCTGATTATCAGGACAAGAAGGAGTTTTCGTACCCTAATCTGTTCTATTACCAGATCCGCTGGTGTAAACACATCTATGCAGCGATGTTTTCGATCCTTCACGATGAAGGTAACGAGCCGATTGCTTTAGCGGCAACGTACAGTCAATCTGGACCGAATATCACTGTATCTGCGCCAGATCACGGACTCTCCGCTAATACTAAGATCCAACTGGATTTCACAAGTGGTGACGCTATCTCAGGACAGTACACGATAACCAATATTCCAGATAAAAACACATTTGTCGTTGTTTATCCATTCAGTTCATCTACCGGTGGTTATGTGACGGTCAGTAATTTACGAGAACATGATTTTGTAAGATCGTGGATCTTGGAGCCAAATGATAAACCCATCGGGAATGCTCTCGATAAATTTTATGAGAACTTCCTGAAAGAGAATGAGCGAGTAAAGCAAGCTGCTGAACGCCTTACCATGATGCAGCAGGGCATGGAATGGACCGGCGGTAAATCCATTACAGGATCCCGAAACCAACCAGAGCAGGTTGCGGACTACGATCCTCAGCTTCTTACTATGATGATGACGGATAGTGTCCGCAGAAACGCAGTGGGCGAAATAGATCGAAACGGTACTGAAGTAAATACAACAAACCGGATGATCTCGATGATGAGCAAACTTTTGAATATAAATCCAACTTTGATTCAAGATACGAAGTTCGGCATGTTGGATGAGCCGCTCGTTAACTATGTGCCTGATTTTGAATTCGGTTTTATTTTTGGTGGGACGTATCTTAATGGCAATCCCGTTGAGCCCGCTTCTGCTACAAGTACAATAGACTGTGATACATATTCTCCGCTTACGGCACAAGACACTCTTGTTGACGGCGGTCTTTACATTAATTCGTAGGTATGGCTGTTCAGATCTTATCTCGACGCTCTAGTGTTCTATACGATAGACCGTTTCCAATTCGTTTAGGCACAGCTGAACTTGCGGTTAATAACAATCCTGGGGACCCTGGGCTTTATTTTGCTGACAGCACTGCTTCTCCGTCCACAGGATTAATTAAAGTCGGTCCGACTTTTATTGGATCTTCTGCTCCCAACACACCTGCAGTTGGCTTTACTTTATTCAGTAAAGGCGAGTCCTGGTTGGATACATCGAGTACACATATCCACAAGCTTTATGATGGCTCTAGCTGGCAGATACCTAAGGCTGTAGCATCTAACAGTAACGGAAAACCTGTTAGTCCTGTCGATGGTCAACTACATTACGACAAGCTGGTCCCTGGTCTGTTTATGTATGACTCCGCTACTGCTGCTTGGATTGCAGTCTAATCAGTGTGGGTGATTCAGGATGTGATCTAAAATTCGATCTAGTTTTGTATGTACAGCTTGCATCTCGCGGAGAAAATCCTCTTTTAGAACATACTCTTTAATCACACGATCTTGAAAGTTGTCTAAATCACTCTCAATAGTTTCGAATCTACGTTCGATCCTTTTATTGAAATTGGATAGTGCACGAGAGAGGCCGGCAAACGCCCCCGCACTGCCAGAAAGAACAGCGACAATTAATTCTGGCGTCACTTCTGTCTAATTGACTTTTTTACCATTCTAAAGGAGTCAACAGATTAAAATAAAATCAGGAACCGAGTAGTAAGTGGCAACTGGATACGAAGCTAACATTGAAGGTGCTGTTGCAGTTTTAGTTGATCTAATGACTGCAAATGGGTTTACTATGACCCGGCAGCCCTATGAACCGAATTATCGGGGCCTCGTAGACGCTATTATTGATTTAAAAGAAGGCTTTCCGGTGTTCGCTCCTAGCCGTGTAGGTTTTGATGCAGAGTGCTTTGAAGATGTGGCCGAGGGAGATGCTTTGTACATGCGTACTTCAGATGGAAAGGTGGGCAAAGCTTCAGCTGCAGATGGCACCGTCGAAAATGCATTGGTAGTTGGATTTGCTGATGCGGCTACAACAACAGGGGATGAGGTGAAGGTGTTGGTTGCTGGTTTAAAAACAATGCCAGGAGTCATTGATCCTGGTGATATTTATTTCTTAAGTGAAACCACTCCGGGTGCGATCACGACAACAGCCCCATCCGGAAGTGGCGAAGCAGTGACGAGAGTTGGTGAGGGAGCTACTGCAACAGATTTTAGTATCCAGCTTGAACCTCCAGTTCTTCTAGCCTAATGCCAGGGATCAGTAATTACGAACCGTATGCTCCTAATGCCCAGGGTTTCACTGAGGCCCTGATCGATTTAAAGGCAACAATGGCATCCAAGACTGTGTATTCAATCGCTGGATTCCAGGCGGTTGCCTTTGAAGATGTAGTACAAGGAGAAGCTTTATATGCACGTGCCTCCGATGGGCAAGTTGGCAAAGCATTTGCAGGGGACACGGAAGATAAAGCAACTGTCATTGGTTTTGCTCAAACTTCTAAATTTGCAGGGGAGCAAGTCAGGGTTTTGATTTTTGGCATCCTCGCGAGTTCCGGATTGAATCCAGGTGACTTGTACTTTTTATCTGCAGCCAGCGCAGGGGCCATCACGCTAACGCCTCCAAGCAGTGCAGGAGAGTACGTAACACGCGTAGGAGAGGCAACTAGCACAGCAGAATTGGCTATTCAGATTGAACCGCCAGTGAAATTGAGTTGAAATGGATAGCTTTGTTAGGATAGTTCTATTGAGAACTCATTTCCTTGGTGAGTTTGATAAGAGCGAAGTATGACAACAAGAAAACCGCTTGTACTGGTTAGTGGTTTATTTGAGGAGCTGCAAACTCCTGCAGATAAACTAGATTTTGCTGGAAATACCACAACCGATCTTGCCGAAGGAACTAATCTTTATTACACTGATGCGCTTGCACGCGCTTCCATTTCCGTCACAGATGCAGGCGGGGATGGTTCGTTAACCTACGATAACACTACAGGGGTTATCACATATAATGGCCCGACAGGTGCGGATGTACGTTCGTATTTCAGTGTTGCCACAGGCTCAGGCCTAACTTACAACAGCAGCACTGGTGAATTCGGGACTAATGCAATTCCAAATGCACAGCTTGCCAACAGCTCCTTTACACTTGGCGGCACTGCAGTTAACCTTGGTGATACCAAGACCTCTTTGGCAGGCTTTACAAGTTTAGAAGCAACTACTTTCAATTCCTTACCGTCAGGCGCTGCAAACAATGTTCAAATCACTGGCGGCAATGTTGTATTTGAAGGTGCTACTGGGCTTAATGGATTTACCACAAGCTTAAGTGTTGTAGATCCGACCGCTGTCAATACGATTACTTTCCCTGACGCAAGCGGCACTGTTACACTTTTAACGAGCCTAAGCGCTAGTAATACGGGTTCGGGTTATGGTTCTTTAACTTATAACAACACAACAGGTGCTTTTAGTTTTTCTGTTGTCACTGATGCAAATATTCGTGGTGCAATCTCTGTTACCGACAGTGGTGGGGATGGGTCACTTGCATATGACAACAGCACTGGCATAATTACATATACAGGACCTTCTGCAAGTGAAGTTAGGGCACACTTCTCTGTCGCCACTGGTTCGGGGCTGACTTACAACAGCACAACAGGCGAATTCGGAACTAGTAACATCCCGAATAGCCAGTTACAAAACTCGTCTATAACTGTCGGTTCCACGGCTATTGCTCTTGGTAGCAGCGCAACGACCATTACAGGACTAACGTCACTTACTTCCAGCGCAGTTGTCACTAATGACAACGGTTTTCGAGTAAGAAATTCAGTTGATGCCACAAAACAGGTTGCATTTAACCTCGCAAGCGTTGCTACAGCTACAACGCGAACACTTACGGTTCCAGATTTAGACGGAACAATTTTATTAGATACTTCGACTCTACCATCCGATTTCGACGATAGCTTGTTCCGGGTTAGTGACAATGGAGATAGCACTAAGAAGTTAGCATTCGAGTGCTCTGGCATTACGACTTCTACAACGCGTACGATGACAGTGCCGGATGAAAACGGTACAATTGCAACGCAAGATTTTGCAACCGCAATTGCAGTTGCACTAGGATAGATCTATGGCCACTCAAGTACAATTTCGTCGCGGTACGTCTGCTGAAACGGCCACCTTTATTGGTGCCGATGGTGAAGTTACGGTCGATACAACCAAAAATACGTGCGTTGTTCACGACTCCTTTCAAGCTGGGGGCTACCCTTTACTTCGAGAAGATGGATTTAACTCCGCATTATCACCAGGGTCTTTAAGCAGTTGCGCTTTAAAGTTTGCTAATGATGCCAATACAGGAATCATTAGTCCTGGACCCGATCAGTTCGCTATCGTAACTGGTGGCGTTGCCAGGGTTACAATAGATTCATCAGGTACAGCTACCTTCGCTAACAGCGTTACCATTAATGGAAACCTTACCGTTAGTGGTCTTGTTCAATCTCCCGACGACCTTGCCCTTATTGTTGCCCTAGGTTGATATGGCTAATACGTTTAAAAACGACACCAAATCCAGTCTGGTAACAGCTGTTATCACCGATCCTTCTGCAACTGTAGTTACGGCAGGCGGTACTGCTACCTTAATTATTCTTAGCATTCTTGCTTCCAATAAAACTAGCACCAGTGCCAATGTTGATGTTTACATTGACAAATCTGTTGGTGATGATGTTTACTTAATTCGCAATGCCCCTGTTCCAGCCGGCTCTTCTCTTGAACTGATTAGTGGCAACAAAGTCATCATGGAAGCAGGTGACAAACTTCAAGCACGTTGCGGCACCGCCACTGCAGTTGATGTGACTGTCAGCTATCTTGAATCTACTCCCTGATTATGGCACTCACTTCTAATAAAGATTTGATTGCTTTAACTGAAGAGGTAAAAGCATTAAAAGCCAAGGTAGATAATTTAGAGCAAGTCCTTTGTGAAGGAAAAGTTCTGGAAGAAGCTGACGCTTCTTGGGAAATTGTAAGAAACAAGCGCGATTATTTGCTTAGCTCCAGTGATTGGACTATGACCCCTGGAGCGACCTTGGATCAGGCTCAGTGGTCTGCTTATCGTCAAATCCTTAGGGACATCCCTCAGACCTATTCCAAAGCAGGTCCTGAAGGCGTTGTCTGGCCTAAACAGCCTTCTTTTACTGGTCCCAATACAGCTCCAGTAAAATAATAAGTAACAAGATCAAGGAAAAGAACTGTGTATCTCGGTAACACTCTTCAAGTAGCTTTTCCCAGCTATACAAATATTGATGATATTAGCGGTTCCTTCAATGGATCCACTACTTCATTTGCTTTAACCGTAAACGGTTCTTCTCCTGTTCCCTTTCCTTTATCAAGTAATCAGTGTTTAATCTCTGTCAACGGCGTTGTGCAGCGTCCAGATGACAGCGGTACTGAAGGTTTTAGGTTGAGTGGCGGCAATATTATTTTTAGTGCAGCACCTGGTTCTGGGCAAGATTTCTTTGGCGTAATTCTTGCTGGCGCTGACTATGTTAACGTTGGCGTTACCTATCCTTCTGGGTCTAGTGCTGTTCCTAGCATTACATTTGATTCCGACTTAGATACAGGTCTTTATAACCCTGGCGCTAATCAAGTTGGCATCAGTTGCGGCACAACGACCAGTGCAGTGTTTACTGCCACTGGCTACTCCTTCTTGGCGGGTAGCGCAGCATCTCCTGGACTATATCCTGCAGGCGACACTAACACCGGCCTGTACAGCCCTGGAGCTGATCAACTTGGTATTACTGTTGGTGGCACTGTTCGATTAAGTTTATCAACCACTGCAATTACTCCTGCACTCCCTTTGCTATCTCCGTTAGGAAGCAATAGTGCACCCAGCTATACATTTACTGGCGACACCAACACTGGTCTGTACAGCCCCGGCGCTGATCAGCTTGGTTTGGTAACAGGAGGGACCGGGCGTTTAACGATCGACAGTAATGGTAACGTAGCAATTGATACAAACGTTCTGTATGTTGATGCGGCCAACAACCGTGTCGGTGTTGGCACGGCTTCTCCTGCTGCTAATACTCAGTTTGATTTAAATGGGAGCTATGCATCAAACATCACTGCTGTGTCTGCCCTTAATATTGATTGCAGTACAGCGAATTATTTCACTAAAACCATTAGTAGTAACAGCACATTTACTTTCGGTAGTGTACCTTCTTCTCGGGCTTACAGTTTTACGTTAGAACTGACTCACACCAGTGGTACCGTAACCTGGCCGTCTAGTGTGAAATGGCCGGCAGATACAGCGCCCACGTTGACCACTGGTAAAACGCATCTCTTTATTTTTGTGACGGACGATGGTGGTACTCGTTGGCGCGGTGCTGCTCTTGTTGACTACGTGAATTGAGGTTAGATATGGATCCTTTTTCTCAGCGTGTATTGTTAGGTTCTTCCGGGAGCGGTAAGGAGTCTTATTGGATTCTATACAATACAGCCAACGTACAAGATACCGCCGGA